CTTAGATTATATGGCTTGGGCGCATATGAACTGCTTAGTTTAATGTATGACATTCATACAGTTCGCATGACTATCATACAACCACGAATAGATAAATTTTCTACTGAAGAGTTACCAATATCAAGATTACTTCAATGGGGAACCGATTTTGTTAAACCATTAGCCAGACTTGCTTATAACGGTGAAGGTGAGTTTAAAGCAGGTAGTCATTGTAGATTCTGTAAGATAAAGCATTCATGTAGAACACGTGCAGAATACATGCAAAATGTGCCTCAAAAGCCACCACATTTGTTAAGTGATGAAGAGATTGCAGAACTTTTATATAAACTGCCTGATATCAAAAAATGGGCTGATGAAGTAGAACATTATGCGCTAGATCAAGCGAAAGAAAATGATAAAAACTATCCTGGTTGGAAGCTTGTAGAAGGTCGTTCGCGAAGAATGATAACTGATACAAAAGCAACGCTTGAAAAGTTAGTTGAAGCGGGTTATAAACCTGAAGATATTACAGAAACCAAGTTACTTAGCATTACGAAATTAGAAAAATTAATTGGTAAAAAAGCATTTTCTAAAATTACAGAGGGCTTTACAGAAAAGCCACAAGGTAAATTAACACTTGCTACCGAGTCTGATAAACGACCAGCTATAAAGCAATCTGCTGAAGATGATTTTGACAAACTATAAAAATTAAAAAGGACGGTATATAAACATGAAAGCAAAAGTATTAAATAAAACTAAAGTGATTACAGGAAAAGTAAGAGCATCATATGCACATATTTTTGAACCTCACAGTATGCAAGAAGGGCAAGAAGCAAAGTATTCAATCAGTTTAATCATTCCTAAATCAGATACAAGTACGATAAAAGCCATTGAACAAGCTATAGAAGCTGCTAAAGAAGAAGGAAAAGTTAGTAAGTTTGGAGGCAAAGTTCCTGCAAATCTGAAACTTCCATTACGTGATGGAGATACTGAAAGAGAAGATGATGTGAATTATCAAGACGCTTATTTTATTAACGCATCAAGCAAACAAGCACCTGGTATTATTGACCAAAACAAAATTAGATTAACGGATTCTGGAACTGTTGTAAGTGGTGATTATATTAGAGCTTCAATTAATCTATTTCCTTTCAACACAAATGGTAATAAGGGTATCGCAGTTGGATTGAACAACATTCAACTTGTAGAAAAAGGCGAACCTCTTGGCGGTGCAAGTGCAGCAGAAGATGATTTCGATGAATTAGACACTGATGATGAGGATTTCTTATAAGTCAATAGGTGGGGTTTTTAGCCCCACTTTAATTTTAAAGAAATTGAGGTGTCAAGAATTTGAAATTTATGAATATAGATATTGAAACATATAGCAGTAACGATATTTCGAAATGTGGTGCCTATAAATACACAGAAGCTGAAGATTTCGAAATTTTAATTATAGCTTATTCAATAGATGGTGGACCGATTAGTGCGATTGACATGACTAAAGTAGATAATGAGCCTTTCCACGCTGATTATGAGACGTTTAAAATTGCTCTTTTTGACCCTGCTGTAAAAAAGTATGCATTCAATGCTAATTTCGAAAGAACTTGTCTTGCTAAACATTTTAATAAACAGATGCCACCTGAAGAGTGGATTTGCACAATGGTTAATTCAATGCGTATTGGCTTACCTGCTTCACTTGATAAAGTCGGAGAAGTTTTAAGGTTACAAAATCAAAAAGATAAAGCAGGTAAAAATTTAATCCGTTATTTTTCTATGCCATGTAAACCAACAAAAGTTAATGGTGGTAGAACAAGAAATCTACCTGAGCACGACCCTGAGAAATGGCAACAATTTATTGATTATTGTGTAAGAGATGTTGAAGTAGAAATGACGATTGCTAATAAAATTAAAGATTTTCCAGTAACTGAAATTGAACAAGCATATTGGGTTTTTGACCAACATATAAATGATAGAGGTATTAAGCTTTCTAAATCATTGATGTTAGGTGCTAATGTGCTTGATAAGCAGAGTAAAGAAGAATTGCTTAAACAAGCAAAACATATAACAGGTTTAGAAAATCCTAATAGTCCTACACAGTTATTGGCTTGGTTAAAGGATGAACAAGGATTAGATATACCTAATCTACAAAAGAAAACGGTTCAGGATTACTTAAAAGAAGCCACAGGAAAAGCTAAAAAAATGCTAGAAATTAGATTGCAAATGTCTAAAACCAGTGTGAAAAAATATAACAAAATGCATGACATGATGTGCAGTGATGAACGGGTAAGAGGTCTGTTTCAATTCTACGGTGCCGGTACTGGAAGATGGGCAGGTAGAGGTGTACAACTTCAGAATTTAACAAAGCATTATATTTCAGATACTGAATTAGAAATAGCAAGAGATCTTATTAAAGAACAACGTTTTGACGATTTAGATTTATTACTCAATGTTCATCCTCAAGACTTATTAAGTCAATTAGTTAGGACGACATTTACTGCTGAAGAAGGTAATGAACTAGCAGTAAGTGATTTTTCTGCAATAGAGGCAAGAGTCATAGCATGGTATGCAAAAGAACAATGGCGTTTAGATGTGTTCAACACACACGGAAAGATATATGAAGCATCGGCTTCTCAAATGTTTAATGTACCGGTAGAAAGCATAACTAAAGGCGACCCTCTCAGACAAAAAGGAAAAGTGTCCGAATTAGCTTTAGGCTATCAAGGTGGCGCTGGAGCTTTAAAAGCAATGGGTGCATTGGAAATGGGCATTGAAGAAAACGAGTTACAAGGTTTAGTTGATAGTTGGCGTAACGCAAATCCTAACATAGTTAATTTTTGGAAGGCTTGCCAAGAGGCTGCAATTAATACTGTAAAATCTCGAAAGACGCACCATACACATGGACTTAGATTTTACATGAAAAAAGGTTTTCTAATGATTGAATTGCCTAGTGGAAGAGCTTTAGCTTATCCGAAAGCTTCAGTTGGTGAAAATAGTTGGGGTAGTCAAGTTGTTGAATTTATGGGCTTAGATCTTAACCGTAAATGGTCAAAGTTAAAAACGTATGGTGGGAAGTTAGTCGAGAATATTGTTCAAGCAACTGCAAGGGATTTACTTGCGATTTCTATAGCAAGGCTTGAAGCATCAGGTTTTAAAATAGTTGGCCATGTCCATGATGAAGTAATTGTAGAAATACCTAGAGGTTCAAATGGACTTAAGGAAATCGAAACTATCATGAATAAGCCTGTCGATTGGGCAAAAGGATTGAATTTGAATAGTGACGGGTTTACTTCTCCGTTTTATATGAAGGATTAGGAGTGTGATTGAATGCAACATCAAGCTTATATCAATGCTTCTGTTGACATTAGAATTCCTACAGAAGTCGAAAGTGTTAATTACAATCAGATTGATAAAGAAAAAGAGAATTTGGCGGACTATTTATTTAATAATCCAGGTGAACTATTAAAATATAACGTTATAAATATCAAGGTTTTAGATTTAGAGGTGGAATGATGGCTAGAAGAAAAGTTATAAGAGTGCGTATCAAAGGAAAACTAATGACATTGAGAGAAGTTTCAGAAAAATATCACATATCTCCAGAACTTCTTAGATATAGATACAAACATAAAATGCGCGGCGATGAATTATTGTGTGGAAGAAAAGACTCAAAATCTAAAGATGAAGTTGAATATATGCAGAGTCAAATAAAAGATGAAGAAAAAGAGAGAGAAAAAATCAGAAAAAAAGCGATTTTGAACCTATACCAACGAAATGTGAGAGCGGAATATGAAGAAGAAAGAAAGAGAAGATTGAGACCATGGCTTTATGATGGAACGCCACAAAAACATTCACGTGATCCGTACTGGTTCGATGTCACTTATAACCAAATGTTTAAGAAATGGAGTGAAGCATAATGAGCATAATCAGTAACAGAAAAGTAGATATGAACGAAATACAAGACAATGTTAAGCAACCAGCGCACTACACATACGGCGACATTGAAATTATAGATTTTATTGAACAAGTTACGGCACAGTACCCACCACAATTAGCATTCGCAATAGGTAATGCAATCAAATACTTGTCTAGAGCACCGTTAAAGAATGGTCATGAGGATTTAGCAAAGGCGAAGTTTTACGTCCAAAGAGCATTTGATTTGTGGGAGTGATGATCATGACAGGTAGCGCACGCAAAAAATACTTAAGCCGATTTTTCGGCTCTAAGAGATATCTGTATCAGGATAACGAACGAGTGGCACATATCCATGTAGTGAACGGCACTTATTACTTTCACGGGCATATCGTACCAGGTTGGCAAGGTGTGAAAAAGACATTTGATACAGCTGAAGAGCTTGAAACATATATAAAGCAACAGGATTTGGAATACGAGGAACAGAAGCAACTAACTTTATTTTAAAAGGGCGGAAACAATGAAAATCAAAATTGAAAAAGAAATGAATTTACCTGAACTTATCCAATGGGCTTGGGATAACCCCAAGTTATCAGGTAATAAAAGATTCTATTCAAATGATGTTGAGCGCAACTGTTTTGTGACTTTTCATGTTGATAGCATCTTATGTAATGTGACTGGATATGTATCAATTAACGATAAATTTACTGTTCAAGAGGAGATATAACAATGAAAATCAAAGTTAAAAAAGAAATGAGATTAGATGAATTAATTAAATGGGCATGGGATAACCCTGGATTAGCAACAGGAAGAAATTTTTATCCACAAACCAAGAGTGATATTGATTATAAGTGCTTCTCTCTTTATGACGGAAGAAATTGTATCATAAAAGGTTTTGTATCAGCTGATGATACTTTTGAAGTCGAATTTGAAGAAGATATTACAGAAGAGACTAAGGTTGATAGGTTGATTGAATTATTCGAGATTCAAGAAGGAGACTATAACTCTACACTATATGAGAACACTAGTATAAAAGAATGTTTATATGGCAGATGTGTGCCTACTAAAGCATTCTATATCTTAAACGATGACATGACGATGACATTGATTTGGAAAGATGGGGAGTTGGTAGAATGATGCAAACCTATAAAGTAAGTCTTTGTATCAAGTTCTTAGCATCTAAATGTGATTACAAAATAAAAAAGCATTATTTTGTGCAAAGTATAAATGAGGAAGAAGCTAAGAATATGGCATTAAAACTGACTCGTAAAAAACTCCCATTCAAAACTGCAAGCATAGAGGTCGAAAAAGTGGAGGTAGTAGAATGATGCCGAAATATCGAGTATGGGACACCGAAACAAAAAAGATGTGTGAGGTTGTGGCGTTAGATCTTCACAATAGCGAAGTTAGTTATTCAACTAAAGAAAATGAATACGGCAAGGTTATAAAGGAGTTTATAAAGACTGAGAAAATGGCAGATGTAGAACTTATGCAGTCAATTGGTATAAATCTGTGGGGAAGAGAATTATACGAGGGCGATATATTAAAAGTCGTATCAACGAAACTGTGGGGCATCGAACGGGATAAAACATACATTTATTTAGATGCTACAGGCGTAGTCACTCGAAACGCTATTGGCACTATAATTGGCGACGTACATCTATTGAGAGTTTTTGAGGCTGAAGAAGTTCGTGAAATGCCAACTATTGAATACTTGGGCAATAAGTTTGAAAATCCGGAGTTACTGGAGGTGCCAGAATGAACTATGAAACAGGGTTCCAACTAGGTGTAATGGACGCTAGGTTGAAGAAGATGAGAAAACAACGTGATGAGTACAAGAAGCAACGCGATGAGCTTATCGTGGATATAGCTAAGTTAAGAGAGCGTAACGAAGAGCTGGAGAACATGTGGCGCACAGTCAAAAATGAATTGCTTGGAAGATACGAATTTTACCGTTTTAGACTTAACGAACTACAGATTGAGAGTAGAGCGAACAAGGCAGTAGCTATAAACATGGGAGCTAAAATCAACGCAAGTGCTATATTGTACCGAATGGACAAATTAGACGGAACAAATGAGTTCTACGAATTTTTAGGACAAATGGAGGATGACACTAATGAATAACCGTGAACAAATAGAACAGTCCGTTATAAGTGCTAGTGCGTATAACGGTAATGACACAGAGGGATTACTAAAAGAGGTTGAAGACGTGTATAAGAAAGCGCAAGCGTTTGATGAAATACTTGAGGGAATGACAAATGCTATTCAACATTCAGTTAAAGAAGGTATTGAACTTGATGAAGCAGTAGGGATTATGGCAGGTCAAGTTGTCTATAAATATGAGGAGGAGCAGGAAAATGACTAATACATTAACAATTGATCAGTTACAAGAGTTATTACAAATACAAAAGGAGTTCGACGATAGAATTGAAACCAAAAATCCGAAAGATACGCACAAAGCGTATGTAGAAGAATTTTTCGAATGGTATAACACAATAGAGCCATTCAAGAACTGGAAAAAGTTAAAAGGTAAACCTATTGAAGAACAACTTGATGAACTATCAGATATGTTGGCATTTGCACTATCCTATGTATTGATGACTGAAAGTTACGAAGAGCCCGAAACTTATTTTTGTGAAATACCAGAATTAACAAATCAATATAGTTTTTTAGCCAAATTACACAAAGTTATTTCAGTGACAGAATATCATAAACAAAATAAACACTATGAACGTACTGGCGATTTAGAAATCAATCATATTTTAGATTTGTTGGTAGATGTGGAATTAGTATTACCTTTTCAAATAGCTGTGGAGTATTATTCTATCAACCAACTCATTGACGCATACAAAAAGAAAATGAAAAGGAACCACGAAAGACAAGATGGAACAGCAGACGCAGGAAAAGGATACGTGTAAAGACATATTAGATCGGGTCAAGGAGGTTTTGGGGAAGTGAAGAAGAAAGAAAAATATTATGTTGTAGAGGTTAATAAAGGAATTTATTTATATAAAAGTCGTGATGCCGGATATTACTTCACTGATGATGTTATGAATGCGTCGAAATATTTGGATGCTAAAGAAGCTAGTAATGTTGCTAGAAAATCAGGCGGAAAAACATTATATTACACAATTACGCATGAGGTAATAGATTAATGCAATACTTAGTCACAACATTTAAAGATTCAACAGGACGTAAGCATACACACATAACTAAAACTAAGAGCAATCAAAGGTTTACAGTTGTTGAGGCAGAGAGTAAAGAAGAAGCGAAAGAGAAGTACAAGGCGCAAGTTAAAAGAGATGCAGTTATTAAAGTGGGTCAGTTGTATGAAAATATAAGGGAGTGTGGGAAATGACGGAGGTTAGAATTAAAACTATTTCAGATAGAGTTTATTACACAACAACAGATCTAGCTTCTGGTGATTATATTAAACTTGTTATGAAGTTAGGGATTGAGTATTTTCTTCCGGTCAAAGATGTGTTCAACAATGAAGTATGGGTTAAAAGAGATGAGATTGAATCATTTACATTTATTGAGGAGGCAGACGATGATTAACATACCTAAAATGAAATTCTCGAAAAAGTACACTGAAATAATCAAAAAATATAAAAATAAAACACCTGAAGAAAAAGCTAAGATTGAAAATGATTTTATTAAAGATATTAATGATAAAGACAGTGAATTTTACAGTCCTATGATGGCTAATATGAATGAACATGAACTAAGGGCTATGTTAAGAATGATGCCTAGTTTAATTGATACTGGAGATGACAATGATGATTAAAAAACTTAAAAATATGGATTGGTTCGATATCTTTATTGCTGGAATACTGCGATTATTCGGCGTAATCGCACTGATGCTTGTTGTCATATCGCCTATCTATACAGTGGCTAGTTACCAAAACAAAGAAGTACATCAAGGGACAATTACAGATAAATATAACAAGAGACAAGATAAAGAAGACAAGTTCTATATTGTATTAGACAACAAACAAGTCATTGAAAACTCCGACTTATTATTCAAAAAGAAATTTGATAGCGCAGATATACAAGCTAGGTTAAAAGTAGGCGACAAAGTAGAAGTTAAGACGATTGGATATAGAATACACTTTTTAAATTTATATCCGGTCTTATACGAAGTAAAGAAGGTAGATAAACAATGATTAAACAAATATTAAGACTATTATTTTTATTAGCAATGTATGAGCTAGGTAAGTATGTAACTGAGCAAGTATATATTATGATGACGGCTAATGATGATGTAGAGGCGCCGAGTGACTTTGAGAAAATCAGAGCTGAAGTTTCATGGTAATAGCTATTATCATTTTTGAATTAATTATATTAATGTGTTTAGCAATAGCACTGGAGGTGTTGTAAATATGTGGATTGTCATTTCAATTGTTTTATCTATATTTTTATTGATCTTGTTAAGTAGCATTTCTCATAAGATAAAAACCATAGAAGCATTGGAGTATATGAATGCTTATCTTTTCAAGCAGTTAGTAAAAAATAATGGTGTTGAAGGTTTAGAAGATTATGAAAATGAAGTTGAACGAATTAGAAAAAGATTCAAAAGCTAAAGAGAGGCGTTGGCTTCTCTGCTCTATCTAAAATAATGAAAGGAGCCGAACATGTTAGACAAAGTCACTCAAATAGAAACAATTAAATATGATCGTGATGTCTCATATTCTTATGCTGCTAGTCGCCTATCCACACATTGGACTAATCACAATATGGCTTGGTCTGACTTTATGCAGAAGCTAGCACAAACAGTTAGAACTAAAGAAGATTTAACTGAGTACAATAAAATGTCTAAGTCCGAACAAGCAGATATAAAAGATGTTGGCGGATTTGTCGGCGGTTATTTAAAAGAAGGTAAACGGCGTGCTGGTCAAGTCATGAATCGTTCAATGCTAACACTTGATATCGATTATGCTGCTCAAGATATGACCGACATATTATCTATGTTTTATGATTTTGCATACTGTTTATATTCAACACATAAGCATAGAGAGATAAGTCCAAGACTGCGTTTAGTGATTCCTTTAAAACGAAATGTAAATGCAGATGAGTATGAAGCTATTGGGCGTAAAGTCGCAGATATCGTTGGCATGGATTACTTCGATGATACAACTTATCAACCACATAGGTTAATGTATTGGCCTTCAACTAGCAATGATGCAGAATTTTTCTTTACCTATGAAGATTTACCTTTGTTAGACCCAGATAAAATATTAAATGAATATGTTGATTGGACTGACACATTAGAATGGCCAACGTCTTCAAGGGAAGAGAGTAAGACTAAAAGATTAGCAGATAAGCAAGGCGACCCAGAAGAAAAGCCGGGAATTGTTGGTGCATTTTGTAGAGCCTATACGATAGAAGAAGCTATAGAAACTTTTATTCCTGATTTATACGAAAAACATTCTACTAACCGTTATACCTATCATGAAGGTTCAACTGCAGGTGGATTGGTGTTATACGAAAATAACAAGTTTGCCTATTCTCATCATAATACGGATCCCGTAAGCGGTATGCTTGTGAACAGTTTTGATTTAGTACGCATACACTTATATGGTGCTCAAGATGATGACGCTAATACAGATACTCCGGTTAATCGACTACCTAGTTATAAAGCAATGCAGCAAAGAGCGCAAAATGATGAGGTTGTTAAAAAGCAATTAATTAACGACAA